GGTTCCGGCCGAACCAGTCCTTGTGGCTGTCCGTCATGTAGATCGTCGACTGCTGCCGGTCGGCGATGACGGCCTGGCGGAAGTCGCCGACCAGGACGGTGTTCTCCGTCATGGCCGGGGTGACGACAACCTTCAGGCCCCACAGGCTGTTGAGCTGATCGACGGTGGACCGGGGGTCACCGACGAGGTACTGACCGGTGGTGTCCTTGGCGAGGAGGAACCCGGTGGAGTACCAGTCGTTGGGGTGGACCACCATGGCCGTCGGCTCACGCCGGTCGGCGCGGATGGTACGGATGGCATCGACGATGGCGTCGAGGTCCGTGCCGGCCGAACCGACCGTGCTGATACCGACGGTTTGGAGGATGCCCCGCAGGTTCGGGGTGGTGCCGTTCCCGTTGAGGATCTGGTCCTCTTCCTCTTCGGCGAGGCCGTAGAGCAGGAATGCGTTCACCATTTCCATGACCTGGCCGGCGTCGGCCGCGGCCCGGCGGGAGATGGCCATGAGGTGGGCGATCGTCTCCACCGGGGTGGACACCACCGCGAACGTCATGTCCGACTCGGGCTTGTAACCACCGGCGGTGATCTCAGCGCCGGCCGGGGCCGGGGCGGCCGGGTCGGCGTTGGTCGTCGCCTCGAGGACACCGGCCGCGTTGTTGGTCTTGGCGGTGACCTGGACGAACTCGAACGTGTCCGACTGGGTCGTGATGTTCGTACACAGCGAACGGACGGTCAGCGTCCGCTCACCGATCTGGTCGGCGACCGGGCCGTACCGGTCGCTGATGACGAACGCCCCACCGGAGGTGGACGACACGCCGGTCACGAGCGCCTTGGCGTCACCACCGAACCCGGCGACAGCGAACCCCTTGGAACGGATCCCGGACACGTTGCGGATCCGGCCGTCTTCACCCTTGTAGTTGGAGAGGAAGTCTTCGAATGCCGGGCTCTTGATGAACGCCTCGCCCAGCGTCATGCCCTTGGGGTTGACGATCCCGTTGACCAGCGCCGGCTCAGACCTAGGGGTGGTGCCGTTGTCAACGGCGGGGCCGGCCAAGTCGGAGAGGAACGCCTTGGCGACGTCAAGGTGGCCGTTGGCGGTGGCTTCCGCCTTGATGGTATCGATGAGTGCCTTGACGTCGGCGCCCATCCGGTTGATCTCTTCGATCTGCTCCGGGGTGGCCGGGGTCCCGCTGCCGTCGATCTCCTCAGCGCGGGACTTCATGTCTTGGACCAGCTTCTCGAGCTGCTCCCGCTTGGTCTTCATGGGTTCGTTCTCCTTGGCCCGCCTGGCGGGCACGACGAATAGCCCCCTTGGTTGGGGGCCAGTGGATATGGGTTGCTGGCCTCAGTCGAGGAGCAGCAGTGCGGCCTCCGCTTCCAGAGCGGCACTCAGGAACGGGGCCTTACCCACGGGCACGTCAGCCGGATCGGCGGCGGCGGGAGCGGCGGCCTGATCGGGGTCGGGACCAGCGGGAACTTGGGTTGTGAGGGCGTCGAGCTTGTCGTTGATCGCCTTGAGGGCGGCGAGGACGGCAGGGTCGCTGTCCTGCTGCGCCTTGACAGCGAGGACTGCCGCTTCCCGGTTCGACGGGACCGACACGAACGACGCCTCGAGCAGCTCGGCCTTCGAGATGTGGGGGACCCCGTCGACGTCGGACCGAGTCGCGGCCATGAACCCGACGCTCATGAATCGGATCGACCGGCCCACCTTCGCCCTGATGGCCTGCGAGTCGGGGTCCGGGTCGAACCAGCCCCGAGCCTTCAGCACGTCACCATCGTAGAACGGGACGGCGGTAGCGACCGGCGACGAGAAATCATGGAACTTGTGGATGGGGATCTCCGTCGGCAGCGGCTCAAAACAGCGGGCATCCACGACCTCCCCGTCTCTGTCGATAGTGGGGACGGACAGGATGGCCTCGAATTCACCGTGTGGATCCGCCTCATCGAGAGCTTTGACCTCGAAGAGGGCAACGCGCTTCTCCATCTGGATCTCCTTCATGAAGCCTCCACAACGGTCATCGTGAGGTATCGAATCTCTCGCCCGCCACGCTCTTCCAAGTACGCCGTGGCACGGCGAAGGTTGTCTGGCAGGTCACGGAAGAGGCCGAGCCCCGTATTGCACCGATCGCACAGGAGGCCTCGTACCTCGCCTGTCTCATGGTTGTGATCGACCACGAATCCTCTGACGCCCGGAAGCTGATGGCAGATCGCACAGAACCCGAGTTGCTCCTCCACCAGAGCGTCATACTGTTGTTCAGTCAGGCCGTAGTCACGTTGCAGTCGCCGCGTCCTTGCGACTTGCTGCTTGCGAGCTCGTCGCTCCGGGTCAGCACGCATTCGTGCACTGCTCTCCCGGCCTCGTTGCCGCACCCTCTCGGGATTCGCTGCGAACTGGGCTGCCGCCTTGGCTGCCGCTTTTCTGCGCTTGCAGGCCAGGCAGTATCGCCCTCGCCCATACTTCGATTCGACATCCACACCACAGTCCTCGCAAGGACGGATGCGCTTTCCTTCGATCTCTCGCCAGGGCGCCAAGGCCCCGGCCGCCCGTATCTGTCGGTAGTGAGTACTACACAAGCCGTCGCCATGAGCCAGTCCGGTACACCACTCAACCGAGCAAACGACACGGCCCGGTACGTGCCTAGGCATCCGTCTTACTCCTTCGTGAACAACTGTCGGATCCGCGACCGGAACTCGGCCAGGCCATCGCCAGCCACCTTCGATTCCTCAAGAGCCCGCAGCACAACCGGAGCGAGGCCGTTGAGCCCATCGACCAGCGCCGCCGGGTCAACCTCAGCCAGGGTCTTCTGACGGGACAGACGACCCATGAGCGCCCGGACAGTGGCCGGCTCATCGACCAATTCGGCTTCGGCGATCTCGAGGTCGGCGGCGAACTGCTCCTCCTTCTGGAGCGTGATCGGCAGCAGCCCGAGGTGGCGCATCGGCGGGAGGCCAAGGGCGGCGAGGATGCTGCCCGGGTCGAACCCGGCCCGGATGAGCGACCCGACGGCCTCGACGAGCGCCGGGTCGAACCGCTCCTCTTCCTCCTCGACCTCTTCGGCCTGGACCTCGAGGGGGACCATGGTGGAATTGATGTACAACCTGTCCGACCCTTCGATGAACGGGAGGTTTTCCAGCTTGCGGACCTCGGCCGGGGTCGTCCAACCGCTGTTGATAGCTTTCTGGTAGGCGTCGGCCCGCTGTTCGAAGTCGCCCCGCAGGACACCGTCGAGGAGGAATTCGGCGTACACGTCGGCCCCGAAATCAGGTTCGCTCCGACCGGGACGCACCGACCCCCGAAGCTGGGTTTCGAGTTCCGCCTCGAGGAGTTCAGTGATGGGCGCCATGGTGTCCCGGTAGACGGAACGCATCTGCTCGGTGATGTTGGAGTAGGTGGCGTGGTCGAGGATGTGGACAGCGGGCGGCGGCATGTCGAACCCGGCCACAACCTCCTCACGGTTCAGCTTCCTGCCGTCGATATAGGCGGCTTCCACCGCGCTGATCTGCATCAGCTCCGGTTTCATCCCCTCCTCGAGCACGACGGTGGTGCCGGTGTTGTCGGCGCCGGCAGCGATCTGATCCCACCGCAACTTGAGCCGTTCGGCGGCGGGTTGCGACAGCTTCCCGGGGTGGGTCAACGCCACACCGGGGCGGGCGCCACGCCGCCAGAACGACGACTGCGCCCGCAGCGCCGCGTCCTCGTTCTCCAACGTGGCCCGCAACGACTCCAACTTCGACAGGCCCCGGGTCCGGGAATCGGGGTTGAAAGTGTGGAGATGAAACAGGTCCTCGTCGGGGATGTCGGAGATCCGAACCCGGGCGTTCTGGAAATCCCACAGGGTTCTGCCCGTCTTCTCTTCCTGTTCGTGCATCGACGTCGGGTGGAGCGGCGCGAGCTGGACCGGCCGGCCACCCCCATCGCGGATCTTCAACGCGAAGGCATCGCCGAAAATGTCATAGGTGGACAGCATCTCCCGCCAGAACGAATAGGGCGACTGCCGCACGTTCGGGCGGGCGAGAAGATCGGCGTAGGGGCCGGGTTCCTCAGGCCGGTTCAGATCATCATGGCGGTACACCTTCAACGGCAGCCGGGCCAGCAACACGGCCCGCTTGTCGACACATGTCCGCACCCAGTGCTGCGCCCGGTAGATCGCCGAATAGGACGACCAGCGGTTCCCGAGGTTCAGGCTCGCCGGCCACGTACCCCACGTCGCCGGGCTACCGCTCCACAGAACCGACGGACTCTTGACTGCCACTCCCCCGCTGATGATCATGTTCTCAGCCTCCGGGGGTCAGGGTCGTTGGAGATACTCGATATCGGCGCGGAACAGGATGAGCTCGCCGTCGACGGCGAGGTGATCGCCGCCGGGGCCGGCCCCGAGGGCTTGGGTGTCCCGGAGGATGAGCGCCTGGCCGTCCACCTTGAACAACACCCCAGAGAACGCCGCCCCCGTCTTCAGGGTGGCCACAACCTTGTCGCACATCCGCTCCCGCAACAGCCGGTCCCGTGCCGCCCCCACGATCAACAACGCGGCGATGATCAGGCCGGCGGCGAGCACCGCGGCAGCGAGAACGATCACAGGACCAACAACTCTTTCGATTCGTAATCCGACGGGCCGCTGTCGGTCGTCGCTCGGGCCCGCTCAAATGCCATCACCGCACACACCGCGAGGTCGATCTTCCGGGCCGATGATTTCGCATCCTTCACTATCCGAGACCCCCTACTGTCAGCCTTCAACACACAGTTCGAGATGTGCCGAGCGAGGCGAGGGTCACCGTCGTGGGTCAACGTGCCGTCCATCACAGCGTCGTGGAAACCCGACGTGGCCGGCGACATGCGTTGCGGAGACTGGGGGAACTCGGTGACCGGCAGCCCCTCAGCCGCCAACGCCTCAAGGGATCGGGCCCACCGGTACGGGTCGGCGGTCACTTCGAACACCGAGAACATGCGGCAGGCGGCCTTGATTGCGGCTTCTACGTCGGCGATGTTGACCCGCCACGACCCGTCATCACCGGCCGGTTTCTCCCACGCCCCGATGACCTGGACGAACCCGTCCGAGGTGGCCGCCACCAGCCCCGTCGAGTCCCCAGAGAATGAGCCGTCCAACGCCAACGCCACCTCTTCGCCAGGCTGGAGCCGGCGGGGAACAGCCCGGGTTTCCCACAGACCGAACGGGAACCACGCCTCGACACTCTCGGTCCACTGGTTCAGATGCAGCCGGCGGAACGCATTCTCGGACAGGCCGGGGGCGGCGAGCTGGCTGGTGAGGAACTCGTCGGTGATCCACGACGCCGGGTTCGCCGCCCGCCACCCGGCCCGATCCTCGAGGGCACACCCATCAGGCGCCTGCCACCACCGGAACAACAGGCGGGGGTCGTCGCCGCGGCGGGCCCGGTCGAACATCTCGTAGCAGAACGAGTCCGGGTCGAACCCTGCAGTGGTGATGGAGATCAGGATGGGGTCCTCCCGGGCACCCATCGAAGTCTTCATCGCCTCGTACAACTCGCCATTCGGATGGACGTGGAGCTCGTCGACGATCGCCGCCACCGGGTTGTACCCATGAGCCAGGCCAGCCTCGGCGCTGAGAGTCCGGTAGATCGACCCTGATTCCTTGTGCTCAATCACCGACCGGAACGGCCGGCACTCCTTCGCCAGCAGCGGGCTGGCTTCGACCATCGCCCGAGCCATGTTGAACACGATGCGGGCCTGGTCACGGGACCCGGCCAGCGAGTACACCTCGCCGCCCTGCTCCCCGCCGATCGTCAGGTGATAGAGCGCCAGGCCGGCGGTGAGCGCCGACTTGCCGTTCTTCCGAGCAATCCCGATCAGCGCCTCGTGATACCAGCGCAAACCATCCGGTCCAAGCTTGCCGTACAGCTCGATCAGGAGCTCCCGCTGCCACCACTCAAGCAGGAACGGCTTCCCCGCCCACCGACCCTTCGGGTGAATCAGAGCTTTCTCGAAGAACCTGACGACCCGAATGTCGTCAGATGGCGTGGAGCGACGTGACGACGTCGGGTTCTTCCTGCTCTTCCGGCTGGCTGCGGCGGTCAAGATCAGCGATCACCCGGCACAGACCAGCGACCGACGGATTCGCCTTGACGCTGTCCTTCGTCGGGACGAGCGTCCCGAGCGTCCTCACGTCATTTTCGAGTTGTTCCCTGAGCCACTCAAGAGTCGCCTGCCGATCATCCGACCGTGGCGTCGCGGCTGGGGCGCGACCGCCGGTCTTCTGTTGCTTGCCCTTCCGGCTCCACCGCGCCCGGCACGCCCCCTCAAAAAACCGCTTGCGAGGCCCGCCGCTCCGAGGCTGGACGACCTGCCGGCCACAGCCGCAGTCACAAAAGACTTCGGCCGGCTTCAAAGGGGCCGCCGTGCGTACGCGTTCGCGTCGGGGATCGGGGTGCTGGCGGGTCGACTCGCGCCAGCGATGCGATGGCCCC